GGGCCTACCCTGGCACCCACGATGATTTGGTGTCTTTCCAGTCCTCGTACTGTGATCTCACTGTCACGCCAGACCACAGGATGTTGATTTCGGAGGACTGGACCGATGACGATTACAAATTTGTTGAGGCAGATGACGTTTCCACTAATGTCAGACTGCCCTCGGACTGGGGTGACAATATCGATACTACTCGCTTGAACGAGGTGGATCTCTCCGAGCACGCTGAGGACTACGAGGTGCTCGTCGAGCCATCGGTCCACGGGCACACGTTCGCGAACAAGCTCGGTTACTACCCCAAGAGGACACACTCGAAGAAGTGGGATGTGTCCTCGGGGTATGTGTTCACGCCAGACCAGTTCGAGACTGATAGAGACACGATCGAAGAGTACAGTGAGCGGCTGTTCATCCACAGTGAGCCGAACAAGGGCTGGATACCGCTCACCTACGATGGAGACGATATTGTAGAGTTAGTTGGTTGGTACGCGACAGAAGGCTCTGTCGAGGTCTGCGGGCGGACTGAATACGAGTCTGCGGTGTCTGGCGTAACACACACTGTGAGTCTTGCACAGAAAAACAGTGATGGTCGCGCACGGATTCGAGCCCTCTTGGAGCGGTTGGGGCTGCCATACTCCGTGATCAACAACGGCTTTGATACGTCTAACGAGCTACTTTACGATCTGCTCACCGAGTGGTGTGGCGTAGAGAGTGCGAACAAGCGACTTCCCGAGTGGGCGTTGACACTCCCCGAGGACCAAACAGAGCTGCTGTTCAAGACGCTCATCGAGGGTGATGGTAACAGTAACGGCAGATACTCGACACAAAGCACTGAATTGCGCGATCAGTTTATGCAGTTAGCTGTCCGAATGGGGCGAAACCCACGGTACCATCGGTCGTCTGGAGGTGCAGCCTGGCGTGTGCGATACGGCCCGTCAGAGAACACTGTCGGCTCGGACACCATCAATTCTGATCGGACCGACAGCGGGGTGTACTGTGTCACGGTCGCTGACAACCATACGCTGCTGGCTGGCCGTAACGGACGATTCCAGTGGACTGGGCAGAGCCTCTATGGCGTCGCGGGCTGGGATGCATTTCGTCTGTTCGATTGGCGAGTTGGCGAGGCAACGACGATCGCAGGCCGCCTCGTTTTGGATCGGGCAGCCGACGTTGCGCTCGAACAGCTCGCCGATGAGTATGGTGAGGAGACTGTCTACATGAGTCACGCTGACACTGACGGCTTCGGCATCAGTGTCGACACGGACGTCATGCGATCGGAGTTGTTGACGAGGGTCGCATCCGTCGTCGAGCGGATCAATGGAGACGTTCTTGAGGAGTTCATACCCCGTCGGTTCGGGGTCAATGGCGAGCACCACCAAGAGCTGGAAATCGAGAGCTACTCGCCACGGCTGTTCATCCCACTCGAGAACGCAAACAGCGAGGGGGCTGCAAAGAAGACCTACGCCGAGCGCGTCGCTCTCGAGGAATGTGATTCCTCTGAGTCAGACGTCGAGTACGGCGTATCATCGTTCGAGGAGATCGACGACGACCACGCCATCGATATCACGGGGTTCGAGTACGTGCGATCGGACAGTGCAGACGTCACCGCGGACGTTCAACAGACGGTACTGGAGGCGATCCTGACGGAGCCGATCAATGCTGCTCGTGAGACAGTCTGTGAAACGATCCGTTCGGTGGTCGAGGAGATCCGCACGGGCGAGCGGGACTTGGCGGACATTGGCGATCGCGAGGGGCTCTCTAAAGACCCTGATGAGTACGGCACGCCTGATCGCACGCCCCAACCGCAGTTCCGCGGTGCCAAGTACGCAAAGCGGTTCATCGAGGGCGAGCGCCCTGGCGGTGGGAAAGTCTATAAATACGCTGTCGACCGCATTGGTGAGGGCTACCCCTCGGTCTATCGGTCGGAGACAGCCGAGAATGGCGAGCGCGTAGACTACGTCGCTGTCGAAGACCCATCCAATCTGCCTAAAGAGATCCACGTTGACGTCGACGCACAGATCGATGACGTGGTCCGTGGCCCGCTCGAAGAGATCCTCGCCACGATGGGGTGGTCGTGGTCGGAAGCGATACACGAGCACGAGCAGACGGGCCTGACGGCGTTCGAGACGAACTTGTGAGGGAGCATTCGATGATAGAGAGCAACCATGCAACATACAAATGAACACCACCGACCGCGATCCCGATACGCTGAATCGCCCCGAGGGCAACGACCTCGATACGAACTACGGCTTGCACGACATCGGACAGGCCCACGTGTCTCGCCACCTCGAGCATTTGGGCCTCGACGTCGAACAGTGGGGAATCGACATGAGAAACCACGACGAGTCGCTGATCTATGACGAGAAGATGGATCTCAAGGTTCGTGATCCCGATCAGCAATACGACCTGGCAGCACTGCTGGAGATCAAGACCAAGCGCAACGAGGGGTGGTTCGGAGTGATAAACAGGCGACATTTCCGACACTACCTGCACCACGCACAGACACACGACGTGCCCACGACCATCTACATGAGCCTCGTCGACGAGGATCGTCAGCGGATCACTCGTGATGCGTTCGTGCCGATCGAGCCGTGGAAAGAATACCAGTCCGTCCTCGATGGAGACCACGGAACGTACGATGTGGATGCCCACGAGGAGTTTCTGTCGGACAACGTCGACGAACACACACAAATCGAGCGGACTTGGCGAGCCCCCGACGGCAATCAAGTGGTATTACTCGATCTCGACACATCTGTCGCCTGGCCGACGTTCAGTGGATGGGTTGCACACGGATCGACGATCGTATAGTTTACGAAGGTTTCCACAACAAATATAATGCTACCCGTGGTGTATTCAATAGGGGGAAAACAATACGATGGGTAAGGGAACTCGTTTCGAGAACGATTTCGCGAGACAGCTCATGCGTCGGTCGCCTGCTGACACGTACTGCTGGCCCGTGAAGGATCGCCTCGCTGTCGCTGCCCCCGACGTCGTGGTGATCCGTGAGGGTGGCGTGACAGCACTGGAATTGAAAAACAGAGAAGATAGCTATGCGCTCACGGAGAGTAAGCTGGAGCAGCTGTTGGTGATCGAGAAGAAC